TTTCTAGTATTAGTAGAGTCTGCTCAGCACCGTCTAATTGAAAGTCAATAGATAAATTTGGATTGTAAATATATTGACCTAAACCTCCAGTAGTAAAACTCCAGTTAGGAGGTGTAGGAGTTACTAATGCGTTTACTGTTATAGTGTTTGGAGTTGGAGCTACTTTTAATAATAAGCTACCCACTGTGTTTGTAGTGAAGAATAAAGGATTTTTATTATCTGGAGCTGTAAGTTTTGATCTTGAAATCTTATTAAAATCTGACTTACTAACTAGCTGTGTTATAGAAGCTAAACTAGGATTTACGCTAGTGTAGTTCGATATAACCTCACCTATTTTATATAATACATCAGCTACAGGTGTTGTTTGTGTAAACCCATCCTCAGCAGCGTCGTACGTAAAAGATACTTCTTTTTCAAAAGGATGTAATTTATATGATATATCTTTAAACATATCAAAAAACTCAGTGCCATTTTGAGCGTTTGTTTGGTTTTTTCTAAATTGTTGATTACCGTCTGGAAAGTAAGATTCAAATATCTGAAACTGAACCTGCTCTGCAATACTATTAAACTCAGCAGGTGTTACATAACCTCTTTGTTCTTTGTTTAATATGAACAAGACTGTTTTATATACTTTGTCTACGCTTACTGCCATTTTTTATCTTTATTAATTATAGTAGTTAGGCCACGTTTAAAGTGACCTAGCTACTATAGTATTACTTGTTTTTATAGTTTTTTATCTATAGACTTATAGATTTCAACACCTTCGTCGGTTTTTAAGAAAGCCGCAAAAGCTGAATAAGGATTTTCATCAAATGGTACATTCATTAATTTTCTACCGTTTGATCCCCATGTGAATGTTCTTTGATCTTGAGATAATTTAATTATGCCTGCTTCAGAAGCTCTTATAGCAAAGTTACGTAGCATAACATTTTCATCGTTAGCTAGGTTTATAAACAATACAGGGTTTTGTCTAGCAAATAAAAGTAAATCTCTTCTAAGCTCTTTAGAACTCATTGAGTTAACTTTAGACCCTAGTTCAACTCTTAATATTGCTTCTGCTTGATCTACATCCATTGATCTAGCCGCGTTTAAAGCGTCAATTTGAAGATCTAAAATATCTAATTGATCTTCTGCTTCTTCAACAGCACTAAACTCTTCATACATTTTACCTTTTAATGGGTGGTAAAGTGAAAGTAGTTTTTGTAAGTTTTGTTGTTCTTTTGGAACTTTTAAATCCCCATCTTTAAAAGTTATATGACCCATAGTGCATTCCCCTTTTTGTTCATCAACAAGTGGAGAACTTTGGTTAGTTGCATATCTAATTTCCCTTTGCGTACCTAACTTAGGGTCAAAGTATAATAAAGCATGCTTACGCGTATGCTTACTAGGTATTGTTAATGTTAAAGGAGATTTATTACCTTTAAGATAGTATATTCTATCTTTGATTTCCCACGTTGGTTTTGTGGGTTTTTGTGGTGCAGTTTTAACTGCTACCTCTTGAGGTGCAACCTCGATTGTTTCTGCTGTAGCTTTTTTAGCCATAATATAATATAATTAAATAGTTTAAAAATGTGACAATAGCCATAGTATATAACTAGTAAGGGGCTAATGTCATATAAAAAACCCCCGCCCGAAGGCAGGGATTATTATTGATAAATTACTATGCTCCTTTGAAAAGAACGAAGTTGTTAGCAGCTTGAGTTACTAAACATCTTTCAGATAGGAAGTTTACTTCCATAGCATCTAAAGTAGATGTGTAAGCTCCTCCAGCAGAACCAGTTAACCAAGACTTCATACGACGATCATCAGCTTGTGAAGCTCTGTATCGTACGTGTAAGAATGGTCGACGGATGTTAGTTCCTAAAATCTGATCGTAAACTGTAGAAGTTCCAGCAGGAATTAATACACCCTCAACAGAGTTATTACCACCAGCTCCACCACGAGTAGACGCATCGTTTAAGTATTTCCAGTCAGTCTTGTAAAAATCGTAAGAACCTCTTCTGAATCCAGAGAATCCAAGATTCAAAGCCATTTCTTCAGAGTTTTCAAATAATCCAAAAGCAGTTCCACCGGCAGAACCTAAAGAAAGCTTAGCTAACATATCGTCAAAATCAAGAGATGTTTGTCTCTGTAAGAATAACATGTTTTCTTCAATTGCTCCTTGAGTATCTAAATTTTTCAAGATAGCATCAAAATCAGCTAATCCATCAGCCGCTGTAAAGCCAACGTTTACGTTACCACGCGCGCTAACAGCAGCGAATAAACCTTCAGTTCCTTTTCCAGTGGTGATAGCAGAAGCAGCTCCAACTTTTTCACCCTCAATCATAGATATCTCTAAGTAATCTTCAAAACGTAAACGAGTTTCAGATTCAGCTTTTAAATACCATAAGTATCCAGATGTTCCATCTTCAGTTGCAACTTCAACCCATCCAATTTGTGCAATATCAGAACCAGATACTACGTATTGGCTCTTAAGGATGATTGGTGAATTAGAGTACTGTGTAAACTGAGGATCAACACTTAAATACTGAGTTCCTGTGTTAGCTCCAGTTGCACCAGCTGAAATAGATCCACCTTTTTGGTACTCAGAACCGTATACAAAAACTTTCAATCCTGTAGCTGTAAAGCCGGTAAGATCCGCAACAGTATAAGGTTGTATAGTAATTATACCTGTAGTTGTGTCAGAGTCAGTCACTAAACATTTAGCCTCTAAACCAGTCGTTGGGTCTAACACCACAACAGTAGCTCTTGGAGATATAACGTTTTGAATAGTTGTTCCGTTAGTTTCTAAATCAATAGTTAAAGTAGAAGGAAGAGTACATCCATCGTAAGAGATGTGTAATCTGTTTTGCTCAGACCAAATTACTTGGTCAGAAGTCATTGGCATTTCAGCACCAACCATGCGTAAGAATCCAGATAAAGTACGGTTTCCGTAACGCTCTACTTCTTGTTCGTAGATCTCAGGTAAGTATTGTTGTGCAAATGTGTTAGTGTCGCCAGCAGCGTCACTGTTAAATTGTAGGTAGTTAGAGTTTAGCAATTCCTGCTTTTGACTCGGGATAATACTACCAAATGTTGGAGTTAAAGTACTCGCCATAATTTGTGTTTTTTAGTTAAAATCTTTTTGTTTTAATTTTCAGTTTTGTAGAATCAGCACCTGAGATAGCTTTAACCTTAAATCCATTCAAGAACACGTCACCTTGTGATGACCTAGCTTTGGTATCACTTAAGTTTTTAGACTTGTTCATAACGTCTTTAACGGCGTCTGCTTTTCCTTGCTCGTAAAAGTGAGAGGCGATTTTATCTACGTTGTCAGCAGCGTACATAGCTTTGTGATAACCTATCGTGTCACTAACATTACCATCAGAGTCTAGGAACTTCCCGACAAGGTTATTAATGTTTGATTGGTTTTCTGCAACTTTATCACGGTTTTGAATATTGTACTTATAACTTTTATCACCGACTTTAATATCGAAACCTTCGAAATTATCGTTAAAAAGCTGTTTAGTACTTTCTTGGAACCGCTTATGTTGTTGCTCAGCTACTTCCTGTTGCTTGTTATATCGGTTGAAAAAGTCTGTAGCTTTCTGAGTATCAGGGTTTACGTTTGATCTCAACTTGATTTCATCGTAATACTTAACCTTTGTTTCCTCTAAAAAGCCTTTGGCTTTTGCAACTTCTTCTTTGAACGCAAGTTTCTTTTTGCGTATATCTCTATCCTCATCCAAATCTTCATCATAGTCAAAATCTTCCAAAAGAAGTTCAACATCTGAATTATCTAGATAAGGTTTGTTTTTCTTATAATACTCTTTCAATAACGTTTTATCATCAACGCTAGAGTAATCAGCGTTAAGTCTAGTGTAATCTTCAATTGTTCCGCCAGTGTCCTCCATGAAGCTAACGAGCTTTTCAATGTTCTCAGGTAATTGCTTACCTAAAACTTTTTCATCTCTTAACGCTTCTTTAACTTCAGCTTCTACTTTGGCTACTTCAACTTCTTTAATCGGCGTAAACTCTTCAACGTCTTCAACTACTTCTATGATTGGTTTTTCCACAGGAGAATCTTTTATTTCTCCGATCTGTATAACCTCTTCTTGCTCTTTAGGTATTACTACCTTTTTAACCTCTGGTTCTAGTTCTACTAAAGGTTCTTTAATGTTAACTCTAACAGGTTCGTCACTTGTTTTAGTTAATTTTTTTGGAGTTTTCTTTTTAAGTTTAAACTCACCCTCCTGCTTAACAGGTTCTTCTTGTTTTACTTCTGACATAATATAATATAATTAAATAATTGTTTACTTTCTACATGAAAGCTTGCATACCCATATCGGGTTCGTTTTCAAAGTCTTTAGGTAAGCTATCATTTTGACGCTGGCTTATCATTTCACTTTGTTGTGTAGCTTCCATTTTGCTACGTTTATCTTTTCTATCTTCTATAGCCGCTTCTTTTTGCTGCATCGCTTGAACCTCTAGTTGCTTTAATTGCATATCGTATTCAAACTTTTGCTGCATTTTTATTTTTTCTAAATCAGCTGCTATTTGCATTTTGTTTATTTCCATTTGAGCTTTAGCTTGTTCGTATTGAACTTTAGAACCTGATATAGCTTCTTGCTTTTGAACTTCAGCCATAGCTGTTTTTTCTGCAGTTTCTGCTTGAGCAGCAGCTTGAGCTTGTATGTTAGCCTGTTGATTAGCTTGGTCTTGAATAGCTTTTTGCTTGCGTTTTACCTTAAGCATTTGATTAGCTAGCTTAAGATTTTTAATTTGTCTTAAGTCAATAGCGTCTTCTAAGTCAATACCACCTCCACCTAACGCGACTTGAATGTTTTCTTCTAATTTAGCTTGCTCTTCGTCATCTGGCTCTAGTTCTAAAAATACACCAAAATCATATAAGTTTAAATCAATAACCTGCTGAAGCGTTTCAACGTTATAAGTTGATATAGAGTTTTTAAGTGATTCAGCTGTTAATGGAAAATACAAAGCATCCGCTATTTTAAGAGATACGTTCTCTGCTAGCTTTAACGTAAGGTATAAACTAGCTTGTTTGATATGTCTGGTTGCTACATTGGACGCGTTAGCCGCCATCTTTTGAAGACCTACTAATGAGTTCTTATCTTGCGTGCTTCCATCTCTGGCTTCGTTTAATCCCGTTACATCGCGTATCATTTGTAAGTAATACTGATATGTTTGTATTAGCGCCTGTATTTTACCAAGTCCGCTAGAGCTATTAAGTTCTTGAATAGGCACTTTACCAGGATTCATATCGCCGTCTTGCGTCATTGATCTACCTACTATAGAACCAGTTTGGAAATACATGTTTAAAGCCTCTGCAGGATTATAATTAGTTCCATTACCAAGATCAACCTCAGCTAATCCGTCCATGTCTAAATAAACACCGTCTGGAACCATCCTAGACATTACCTGTTGCAGTTTAAGATGCGTTAGTTGAATCATGTCTGCAAATCCAATACATTTACTTACAACAGACTCTATGCGTCCCTTATACATTCTAGGAGCACATATCGT